GGTTCCATCAAATACAAAGAAATTACCAGAATCACCCATCCAATATACAGCACCATCTACAAAGACTGCTGCATGTTGACCAACGCATCCACAATTAGATCCAACTTGACGTATGCTAAATGTAAAAGGAGGTCCTACAAATTGCATTGTATAAGCAGCTTCATCTGTCAAAACTAATATATAATCTTTACCTTTAACTGCTGCTACAATTCTACTTCCATTATCTAATCTAAATGTACCTGCTGTGTTTGTAGAGGTTGGTTGATAAATCTCAATATCTTCTTGATCTGAAAATCTAATAAACATTGGGTCTTGGCTTGATGGATCTCCAATTGTAGTTTCTGTCCCAAAATGAATTAAATGTCTATCTCTGTCTGATACTCTTGTTAAAACTGAAGCTGTAGGATTACCCGCTACAAGAGTTGCACGTGTATTAACTCCTGTTCCTGCGGTAGGAGCCCATTTAAAAGTTTGTCCATTTTTAATAGTTGCAATTAATAGTTCTCCAAAATTATCTAAAGACCAACTTCCAGCTTCAATGGTTGTATTAGAAACTGTTCTTGAAGTACCCCAAAAATCTAGTCCCCACGTTCCTGCCCCCCATCCATAACCAAGTGTCGCGGCTAATGGGCCAACAATTACATATGGATTTGTTATAAGTGATCCACCTGTAGTAACTCCTGTTCCTGTTTCTGTGACAGGCATAGTAATTGTAAAGGTATTTGCAGTTGGTACTGTTTTAACTTCAAATGAATTAGTTGTAAAATTTGCAGATGTAAAACTTGTTGTAGTTGGTCCCGGTGTTGTTACACTTGAAAAATTAAGTAAATCTCCAACCAATAAACCATGAGTAGTTTTGTTAATTGTAACTGTAGCAGAACCTGTAGTTGATGTATAAGTACAACTTGTTAGTGCTGTTTTAAGTGGTGTAATATCATAAAACACTTCATCAAAAAGAATATATAAAACTTTATTTGTACCAATGGCCACATAACGTCTACCAGTTAAATCAAACCAAGAATGTATGTCTCTAGCTGCTCCTACTAATATAGATGAATTAATTTGTTGCCAACCACCTATTTTTTCAGGTGATCCATATTGAAAACGTACGTTATCTCCATCAATCCAACGTCCCTCAGCTTGAGATGCTGTATCGTTTTTATCAAAACCTGGAGGTAGTGGTATCTTTTTTAACGGCATATTTATGCCTAGTATAACACTTATTTAAGTGCGTTTAAACCAAGAAGGAAGTCCTAAATGAGGTCTTCCATCAAAAATATTTTCTTCTGATCCTTTAGTTTCACTATTATTATAGTGTAAAAATACTTGACCACAATTTTCTCCGTCAAAAGGTTCTCTCCAGTGTTCTAATTCATTTCCACGATAAACCAACATATCACCTGGTTGTAATAATACTTTAACTCCTTTTAAACCTTCTTTACCAGATGGCTCTAAATATATTGGCCAATGATTTCCTCCTAAATGTAGTGTAGTAGATATTTCACAACTAAACCTATCTTTATGACGATGTAGTACATCTCCTTTTTTATAAATTCTTGCGTAAGAATAGTTTGGATGTAATTTTAATTTTGTATGTTCTTCCATAGCTGATAAAACTTTTATTAATAATGTTTCCATTACAATATCAGAATAATGAGAATAAGTGTTGGGAACTTGTTGATCATTCCATATTCCAAAATAATCAGTAAATGGAGAAATATGTCTAGTATTAAACAATGTTTCAGAAACTTTTCTTTTTAATAAAAAATAAGAATATATAAAATCTGCTAATTCAAAAGGTATAACTGATCGTAAAATTATGTATTTATTTTTTTTAAAACTCATAATTTTGGTATTGCTTGTATATTAAAATGTATAAATCTAAAAGGTTCTATTCCTGGATCCATTACAAATTCATGAGTTAAATAAGAATTAAACACTATTAGTGTACCAGGAGAAATTTTAAAATTAATTTTTTCACTAGATAATGTTGCTTGTGATTCATCTTTTTGTTTTAATTGAGTCATTAATTTAGTTGGTCTTGGATCATGAAATATTGGATAAGAAGTTTTATCTGAACACTTTAAAAAATAAAAACCTGAAATATGGTTATTTGAGTGAATATGATTATTATGATATCCGCCTCCTTTTTTTGAAAACTCTTGTACCCATAATTCATTCCATATTAAATTATAAGAAGACATATCAAATCCTTGATGATCTAAAAGTTTATGTGAAAACCCAGAGACATAATCTGTAAAAGTTTTCATTTCAGGATCTATAAACATAGGCTCTGAATGATGTGTTAAACCAAAATCATTTATTTTTTTCTTATATAATTTTTCTCTTTCTTTTATTAATTTTTTATTATTTTTAATTGCTTTTTTAATATATCTATCCGATATTTTATTAAGAGGTTTAACCCATTGTGGTATATCCACTAAATAAATAGGTGTTTGAAAATAAACTTCTGTTTTTATAGTTTCTTCTTCCATTTAATCTTTATATATGTTTTTTTTAAGAAAATCAAATAAACTAGTCTCATCTTTAACTAATCTTTCCCATGTTTTTTTACGTAAGTTCATATTATTTATATTAGGTAATACTTTCTTTTTAAAATTATTTAAAGTTTCATGCACATTTGTATATAAAATAGATTCAATATTAGTTGGTCCCCAATGCATTCCTGCAGCTATACAATGAAACCCTCCTCCATTACTAAAATGATATCTGATATCTTTTAAAATAGCTGCTTCTAAAAACCCTCCTAACATAGATGGATTTAAATTAATTAATTTTTCTTCCCATTGTTTATTAAAGTTATACTTCCAGTACTCAGTATCTTCTCTTTGAGACAAAGCATAATGTAGGGCTACAAATTCTGCAAAATTTCTGAATAGTTTTTTTGATTGAAAAGTATAATTATCTTTATCCCATTGAGATATTTTATCTCTTTTTAAATTTTTAATAAGATTAAATAAAAACTCATGTACTGAAAAAAGTCCATTGCTTTCTAATGGTTCTATAAATCCTGCTGCTAAACCTATCGCACATACGTTTTTAACAAATAATCTTTTATGTATACCCACTCTCATTTTTATTTTTTTAAATTCTAAATTTTCTGTTCCTAAGTAGTTTTTAAATTGTTTTAATGCACTATCATCATCTATAAATTTATCTGAATATACATATCCTGTTCCTATTCTTGACCATAATGGAATATTCCATACCCATCCATTTTCTATCGCAGTACAATTTGTGTATCCAACAAGTTCTTTTTCTTTATCCTTGTATGGTATCCGTGTGGCCCAAGCTGAATTATTAGGAAGTAAATCAGCGTAAGATTCAAAAGGTTCTTTTAAAGTTTCTCCTAATAATAAAGATTTAAACCCAGTACAATCTATATATAAATCAGCCGTATATTTGTTATTTAATGACTTTATTCCATTTTCATCTTGTTCAATTGAAATAATGTCTTCTTGAATATGTTTTACACCTTTTGGCAATGAATAGTTATCTTTAAGCCATATTGCAAATTTAGATGCATCAAAATGATAAGCGGTATCTTTTTTAAAATCAAAAGGTAAAAAACCAAACTCATTATAAAAACATTTATTTTGATTAACTAAGGCCATTTGAGGATAATGACAATCTACATAATCTGAATGAGGAACTTTTGGATAAAGAAATTTTTTAAACCACCAATCATTAAGCTCTGCTTTATTTCCAGAAACAAAAGGCGCTCCAAATGGATAATGAAAAGCTTCTCCTTTTTTATAAAAATCTGTGAATTTAATACTTAATTTATAACTACCATCAGTATGTTTTAAAAAATCTTTATCATTTATACCTAAAAAAGTAGCCCAATTTTTTATACCCCCAATTGTGCTTTCTCCTACTCCAACAGTAGGTACGTTTGTCGATTCGATTAAAGAAATATCATAATTAGGAAACACCTTTATTAAAGTTGAAGCTGTCATCCATCCAGCAGATCCACCACCTACAATAAT